CTTGCTGATAAACATGATCTGAGTGTGGTAAAAATGACACACCTGACATTTCATTAAAGTACCTATAGACAAATGCACCTACGTCCATCCACTCATGGTCACGTACTGTAACAGTACAACTAGGTTTATGCTCACACCATTCCTGTTGATACATAAGCCACATAGTTAATTGGTCTACTGCTGTCATGTCATTACGTGTAGTAGAATTATCAGGTGACTTCATAGGAAAACTAAATACCGTAGTGGCATCAGGCTTCATAACGTCAGGCTCATTTGGTACACCCATATCAACCATAAACTTAGTGAGTGGGTCTTTGTTATCACCACGCACAGTTCTAATGTAGTATTCACTATGCCTAGCATGTATGCCACTTGCACTATCACATAGCTGCGATACAGTGCCACTAGGTTTAACACAGGTAATAGCTGTTGATTGTGGTATGTTCCACTTCTTAGCATACTCTTTGTTTGTGTCTACAGCTACCTGTCTTAACATTCGTAGCCTATCGCAAAGATATTCGTCTTTGCCGTTGGTTAAAACATTATCCATAATACCTGTAAGTGATACACCTAAGAGTCTTTCTTCCTCTGTATTATCTGTCCATACTTTTCTAAGATAAGGAAACTTAGTAAGCGTAGCTTGTGCTGTACCTAAGATAGTAGCTAATCGTATTTTACGAGACAATTCTTTGTTTGTATCTGTAGAACGTATAACTACCTCAGTTAAATTACAAAACTGATATGGACGTAACAGTATCTCAGAACATGGGTTGCAGCCGAACTCGTAGTTAGAATCTCGTCTACCATTTTTCTCTGCTTGTTTCTTGGCAGCAACCCTGTTGAAGATACCACGTTCACCAGACTTAGATTCAATTAGAGATGTCCATTCTCTCATAAATGTTTCAGCATCAGGCTTATCTGTATACGAAACAGAGTTGTTAGATAACGCCATGTGTGGTGCAGTATCCCACCACTGCCCTGACTTAGCCTGTCTCATGCGTATGTCAGATAAATTAGACAGTGAAATCATAGCTGATCTACGTACACCACCTACAACTACAACCTCACCTATCTTACACATAAGGCTATGACAGTCATAGCTTGTTAGTTTTTTACCTGCATTGTTGCTAAACAGATTAATTGTAAAGTTAAACAGGTCAACCAAAGGAGCAGGACCACTAGCTCTACCGCCAAATGTTTTAAGTCTAGCTCCTGCAGGTCTAACTTTACTGACGTTGTACGTGGGTATCTCTCCTGCATACAGTAAGGCAATTAGCTGTCGTAAACCTTTAGCCCACCCTTCTTTACTGTCTTTAATAACTATTGTAGTGTCGCTTTTAAACAACTTCTCTGGTATCTCTGGTAGTTTGTTTATATGTTCTCGCTCTACTGAAAAGCCTACACCTGTACCACAAAGTAAAATGTACATGGCTTCATCGAAAGACTTAGGGTCATCAACAGGAAGATAACTACAGTTATATCCTGCAGTATTATCTCTATCTAAAGCTAGTCCTGCAGTCATTAGTGCTCTCATAGAGGGCATAACTTCTAGTCCTAGTATAGCTTGTTCTATGTCGTGCTTATCTTGTTTAGAAAACTTAACTTTGTCATGCATGTAGTCTACATAGCGTGAGACTGTCTCACTCCATGTTTCTCTACGCCCCTCATCGTCTAGCCAACGAGCATAACGTGACGTAGCTATAAAGTTTTGATAGTCTGTCGGTAGCATATTGTTCATTTATTCTACTCCATTATTGTTTTAATTGATTTTAATCTAATACCATCTATATCATAGATGTACTCTTCGATGCCGTGTTCTATTTCTTCGTCAACCATACCGTCAGAAGGAACAGGGTAGTCCTCTTCATCTATGTCAAGGACAAGATAAACTTTAACTCGTATTGACATCTTCCGCCTCTTCTATTTCTTCTATCAAAAGAGAAAGATACCATTGTGATTTTTCTAGGTCTTCTTTTTGTTTACCTTTGTATCTGTATCTCCAAAGATATTTCATAGAATTGCCCTTTAAATAACCACAAAATTCTAAGTGTGACATAGAGGCTTTGATAGCCTGTATGCATTCTATGCCGTACTGATTATAGTGTGGTGGACTGTTTACCATATCTGTTTTATCTTTCATATTAAGCACTCCCATCTGTTCTAGTGTTGAAGTTTAATCTAATTACATTAGAGTTTGCGTCCTTTACAATTATAGGTCTAATAGCCTCGTCTTCTTTTTGTTGCTCTTCATAGTATTCATAGACAGCTTCTCTAAACTCTTTATCATCTTCCATTAAACCTACACAAGAGCATAACATGTTTGTAAACTGTAGCATATTGCCGTAATCATTATCGTCCAAAGGATTATTATCATCTACTACTATACCAACTACCACTTCTCCTGTCCACTTTTTATTTTGGTCAAGTTTAGGTTGTAAACGTATAGCAAAGTCTTCCTGTTCTATACTTAAAAATGTTTTACCTTTCATTGAAATCTCCTTTTTATTTTAGGACAAGAAAACTTTATAAACTTTGGATGCTTGTCTTTTCCTTTTTCTTTTAACCATTCTTCTGGAATGATGCGATCATAATAATCAAAGTCGTGCTTGTTACACCACTGATAGTACCTAGTCTTTGCTCCCTTTCGTAGTTTACGATTACTATTTTCAAAAACAAAGCGTATGTCTAGCTGTGGATGTTGCTTCTTAATAGCAAGATGTTTCTTTCTATCTGCAGCCGTAAACATACCCTTTGTTTCTATGATAATGCCATTGTACAGCACGAAATCAGGAGTGTAGGTTCTATATGTAAGGTCTTCCCATTCAATCTTCAAGGCTTCATATTTATATTTACATTTCTGTTGTTTTAAATAGTCAGCTATCTTTAGCTCAAGACCACTACGGTATCCATACTTACGTGCTGCAATGAATTGTTTAGCGTCCACTAGACGTTAAACCAAGGGTTTCTAAACATAGCAGTAGGGCTTGTGTATCCAAGATTTTTAAGCTCCTCTTGTACGGCTTTATTTGCCTCTGCTCTTGCTTCAATGGCACTCCTTAAATTAGCAGTGCGTTTTTCTCTATACTCCTTACGAGCCTGAGAAAGCTGCATCTCTAATTCCTTTATGTTTGAAGCTAACGCTTCTAGTTCTTCTGCTTCCATCATACATACTCCTTTCCTAATGTTATGTAGGAAACCATTTTAGGTTCTCTAGCTTGTGACTTTACAGCAGGACGTTCAGTTATATCCCAACACGCCTGTCTATATGAACAGAACCTACAGTTTTTATTTAACACGGTGTTGCCTGTTGGCTTGCCTCTAAAATATTCTACTTCAGGTTCAAAGCAACGTTCAAACTTGTTGCTATTTACTATATGGGTAGTCTGTTTAATTTTTTCAAGCTCTTCCTCTTCGTTAATTGAAGAGGCAGGTACGTATTTAAAGTCACCGTTTGCTTTATTAACTACCCACCAACCGCCAAGCTTTTTGTCAGATGCTTTAGCGTAGCCTACTAACTGTGATACATAACCAAAAGAATCTCCATCGGCTAATGTTTCACTAGAAGTAAACTTATTGCGGTATGACCAATCGGATGCCGACTTAATATCATCAACAGCACCGTCAATAACAAGATCATATGTTCCGCTAATACTATCCTCTCCCAAGTCAAGAGAAACTTGTTCAGGCTCTTCATACTTAACTCCTGCTTCCTTTAGGATGCCTTTGAATACAGCCTCTACTATATCTCCTAGCATCATGTTCATTACAAATGTAGTGGATTTAGGGAGTGCCTTCTCTGGCTCATTCTTATCAAACCAGAGTTGGCATGTTGGTCTGCCTACATTAGACATACGTAGACTAAATTCATCCCTTTTGTTACCACCCCCGAATTGACGTTGCATAGCTTCCATTACGTCCTGACCTATCTGCCGAATGGTGTCCTCTGAGATAGAGGACTTTCCATTGGCTGCATCAGACATGTACTGGTGTATTGCCATTTCTGCAGGATGATTCATTAGACAAGCTCTTCTGATTCAATATCAATAAAGTCATCGACTAAATCTTTATCTAAATCATCGTCCTTGTTCATCTTAGTTGTCCACTCGTTAAGTATGTACTCATTATAGTTTTGTACCCACAACATAAGATCAGCAAACATCTCTTGATCTGCATCGTTAAGCTCAATAGTCTTAGTTAAGTCAAGCTTAACCTGTGGTAAGTAATACTGAAAGGATGCGTCCTTTACTTCTTCAGAAGTACAGACCATAGTATGCTGTGGTGGCAACCTCTTAGCTTTAGCTAGATCAGAGAAAGCCTTACCAAATATTTTAAATGCATCCCTGTTGTCCACTTCCCAGATAAAGGGCATAGGCTCTAGTGAGTCTATAGGCTTGCCATTCTCGTCATGTGGTTCTACCAATTCGATTGTGCCAAAGATAACTCGTACTCGTTTACAGGATTTGATTAGGTCTTGCTGTGCTTTTGGTAAAGCTTTGAAGTCCTCAATCCAACCTGACGGTTTACCACAGTTAAAGCCACCATAGTTATCCTTCAAGTCTACGTTGAGACTGTCAGCCATAACAGTTTTGTTATAGTTAGCCTTGCCATTGCCTACAGCAGGTATGAAACGCTTGTACATAAACCTCTGCATGAAAGGTCTAATGATTGCAGACTTACCTAGATAGGTAGGACCATTAGGTACTTCTACTTTATAAGACCCACCAGACAATGTTTCTGCATTGATAGTCTTACCATTGACCTCTACCTCACCCATTACAGGTTTATGGTTTAGTCTGACACGTGCTAGTGTACTAGCTTTCTTTGTATCAGTGACCTCACTACGCTCATTGGATATGCCCATAGCTTTAGCCATTGCACTAAAGTTATTTGTGTCTATCGTTACTACTTCATTATTTATCATATATATATACCTCCTTGTATATTGTTTAAGAATCTTAGTTATATCACGCTACGTCCTTTGTGTCAAGCCAATTAGAACCTATTTTTGCTTCAAGTAATAATGGCACATTGAAGTCTATATTCCATCGTTGTTCTATTAATTGTTTCAACACAGAGTTTGTTTTGTTTATAACCTCTATGACCTCTTTGGTTTCATTTGGGTGTACATCAATCACGATTGAATCATGTACGCTATTTACTATACAACTATTTAAATCGTTAAGTAATTTATCTATATGCAATAAAGCAACAGGTACGATGTCTGCCGTTGCTAGCGATTGCACAGGGAAATTTTTTATTTTCGTAAAGTGTGACACACTGCCATTACGTCTACGTTCTATATCAGGAAATGCAAACTCTCTGCCAGATGGAGTACGTATCTTTCCTGTGTTCAGGGCTTCCTTCGCTAATCGACTGTGCCACTGTGCGATACCACTGTACTTCTTAACAAACTGATCGTAGTATCTGCCTACAGCAGGTGCTTTACCAAACGAACTAGCTCCGAAGAGCGGTGCGAAAGTATGTGACTTTGCTTCTTGTCTGGACGTGGGTTGACCTGCACCTGTAATTACTTTAGCTGTATAGGCATGGACATCAAAGCCTGTGTCTATTTCTTTCATAGCTATTTTGTCTTGCCCTAAGAAAGCAGCGACCCTAAACTCTAGCTGTGCAAAGTCCGCTTCCATAATCTGTCCACCTTCCCATCGTGATACGAACACACGCTTAACAGGAAACGTGCCACCTCTAGGCATGTTCTGCATGTTAGGATCAGCACCACTAAACCGTCCTGTGCTAGTGCGATGTTGTAAAAGTCTGACATGTAGCTTACCATTTTTCTTTGTATAGGTAGATATACCGTCAACAAAACTAGATAGGTATGTATCAACAGCCGACAGTCTACGTACATTTTGTAAGAATGTTATAGCGTCTGTCATGTTACGACCTCTGGCTACATTCTCAAGTAGCTCAAGGTTAGTCTTGTTTGTACTAAAGCCATTAGCACTAACCCACTTAGCATTGGGTGCTTTAAACTTTAACCCTGCTACATCAGGAGTATCGCTAAAAATATAGCCAACACCTGTACAGTCAGGACACTTACTAGGTTTAGCAAAAGGTTTACCGTCTTTCTTTGTCTTGCGTATCATACCACGACCAGAGCAAGCTCTGCATTGCTTGGCTTGTTTCTTGTATACAATACTAGAGTGCCACGCTATATTCTCTTTGTAGTCTGTATTATTCATGTATGGCTCAAACTGATTACCCCACATAGCTTTATCGTTAGGCTTACGACTATAGATAACCCACGATAACTGCTCTGGACTATTAAGATTGATAGGATAGTCACCCATTAACTCACGACATTGTTTGTCAAGACTCTGTACAAGAGTAGCACGTTCAGCCTCAAACTCCTTACGCACATCCTCAAGCACAGTAAGGTCTACAGAAAAGCCACGTTGATATATACGTGCCAAACATACAGCTACTTCATCTGTAAGTTTAGCCGTAGCACTAAGCATGGAATCAGTCGTAGCTAGTCTATGTTGTAGCTTGTCAGCAAGTTGTTGTGTAGCATGTAGGTCAGCAGATAAATACTCCGACAGTTCATCAGCAGGTATTTCTCTAGTAGAGTAGCCTTTCTTAAAGTATTCTTTTAGAGTGTCCTGTTTCTTGGTAGCAAGTTCAAACCTTTCAGCACAGGCTTCAAGAGATAGTGGTTCTTTCAACCCACGTTGTAAGACGTAGGTGTTGAGCATAGTATCAAACACCTTACCGTTGTACGTGAACCCAGATTCCCACAGCCACATCAAGTCATGTGGTGCGTTGTGCATAATAAGAAGTGTTGTTGCGTCCAACATTCTCTGCACTTTCTCCTTGCCTGACGGTGTAGGTTCTCTGTCTGCATGGTCAAAGGTAACAATAGTTTCCTTACCAGACTCACATAGCATACCCACCATAGTCAGGCTATTGTCAGGTTCAAATGGGTCTAGGTGTAGTTTACCATCACGATGAGTAACGGTGTTTTCTACATCAAGAGTTAGTTTCATAATCTTACAAGCTCCGCTTCTTGATACGGTATGTGAAAAAAATGTTCGTTCCTTCGGGCATTACCTAACCAGATTTCCTTTATACAATCATCTGTCAACTGATTGTCCTTTATTCTCCAAGCAAACTTGCAGTCATTACGTATGATATAAAAATTTAAATACGCTTTATCGTCACCAAGTTCTGCGAATTTATTTATGAGTTTGTATTTACGGTACGGTATGCGTATCTCTTTCCATGTTGGATTCCAATCGCCTGTCCATTGATTCTTCATCTCAACTTCAGAGTAATATGTGTGACCATTCTTCTCACTCTTTATGTCAAAGGAATAATTTTCCTTGTCCTCAAAGTTCGTATGACCATTGCGTTTCAAATACTTTATAACGATATTCTTTGCCGTACCGTCATTCTCTCTGTACGAATCACGTTGAAACCTACGGTAATAAGTTCCACTTATGGGCTGTATTGTATTCATGCTGTGTACCTCGCTGTTTTGTAGTTAAGCTCACAGTGTACAACACCATGCCAACCCGTGAGTTTGTTCTTAACAATGTTTAAATGTCTTTGTGTGTCTTCTTCCTCTTGCCCTTCAACCACAGGGTTCTTGGCAATCAATATCATCAGGTCTGCTTCAGCAGCTTTACCTGTACGTGAGCCTTCCATCATGGATTGGTTCAATAATATCTTGCCCTCTGCGTCAGCCGATAGCTGTGACATGTATATCATAGCACAGCCATACTGTTTAGCTATCATCCTTGCATGTATAGCATTGGCTTTGAGTGCCTCGTCAGGTCTAGCAAACCCTGCTGTGGTAGCAAACTTGTCACCCATGTCGAGTATTACTATGTCAGGATTAAAAGATTTACACATACTCTCAACCCAGTTCATATCGTAGCCTGATACATCTTTGAACTTTACATTATTTCTAATCTGATTGAACCTGTCCATAGCCTGATGCTTGTTGTCAGCTATCTCATATTTGTCCATGTCATTAGCAGCCGTAATGTATCTGTGTATAACTCTATGATGTCCTTCTTCATTACATAGCACAGCTACCTTTGCTCCTTGATCTGCAAAGCCACCTCGACCTGCAACTAAAGACGCATGGAAAGATGTCTTACCTGTATTAGGTCTTGCACCTATCTCAATCAAGTGACCTGCATTGATACCCTCAACCTTACGTGTTAAGGAGGGTAGGTTAAATGTCCACTGAGATTCAAGCTTATTCATCGACAGTATGGTATCAAAGTCAGAGTCTTCCCACGCAACATTTAATGTTGGAGTAAAGTCATCACTATACTTCTCAAGTATAAGTCGCAGAGGTTCTAGGTTACTCTTAGAACCATTAACATAATCAAAGCCTAAGTTTGCTATGTCCTCACCCACTACCTGTTGAAACAACTTAGATAAAACGTCTTGAGCTACGTCATTACCCAATGGCTGTTCTCTTTTTATCTTACTGAACAAGTGAGAGTAGGCTTCCTTCTGTGCTGTAGTAAGGGTCGCATTATTAGATAAAAACAACGCCTCTATTTCATCAGGTGTAACATTACGTTCATACCGTTGCATTGCTTTATCAATAGACTGCTTAATCTTACGCACATCTTTACTAAATAATCTATCAGGACACCTAGCTCCACGATGTTCATCGTAAAACTCTTTGTCCATTAAACTTCTAACGAGAGACAGTTCCATGTATTAACCTCCTATGTTGGTCTAAATTTTCTAAGTCAGTCGGGTTTCTATATTTCAGGTCATCAAACAATTTCATAACTCTTACGTTATCTACGTGACCTCGTAACTCTTTAACAAACTTCATAGCCTTTGGTACTGCGTCAGGGTCTAAAGCTATGATTGCTGTTGAGAACTGTGACAAGTACCTCTTGTGTGATTCAGACAGTGACGTACCCAACACAGCCACCCCGACATATACATCACTGCCTACAACCGCAGCACTCACACAGTCCTCAACAACTACTGCGACTGTACCATAACCATGAGTGTATGGCAAGTCGCTTTTACCGTATCTCTTCCATTTAGGGAGTCTTTTTCCCAATGCACGACCTGTAGCGTCAACTATTTTTGCACTGTGACAAATAGGAAACACAACTCTGTGGTCTTTCACGTCATACATTAGCTCAACTTCATCCTCGTCAAGTCCATATTCATCTCTGAATGGCATGACCTCTTTGGAATGAGACACGATAAACTCTGGCAGGACAAACTCCTCTTTTTGCTGATGCTGTACGTTGGACGAAAGAGATTGTTTTATATCGTCAGCCGACAGCCTAACTCTCGTACCACCAGACAAATCACAACCTGCTTTGTAGCAGTTCCACATCAGTTTGCCCATGTTATTTGTAGCTGTAAATGTTTTAACACCGTGACAAGAAGGACAATCCATTCTCCTAGTTTCCCCATCACGTATGTTTAAATCACTTACTATATTATATATATTATTCATATAACTTACTCCTAGTAGTAAGTGCGTTATTAGCACTTGTAAATGTGTTCTTCATGTAGGGTTTGACAGACGCAGGATTAGCGTGACCTGTTACCGACATGACTTGAGGTAATGGTACACCTGCTTCAACCATTTCAACAACCCCTGTTCTCCGTAAGTCCATCAACCGTAAGGTTTCTGGCAGTCCGACATTACGCATAATCCTACGTCCAACCTTAGACATTTGCATCATGCTGTACGGCAGGTACTCACCACCTATAGGCTTTGGTATGGGTGCTACGTAGTCTTGGAACTTCCACGTGTCGTGTTGCTCACGTAACATTTGGTTTAACTCTAAACTAATTGGCAAGAATACTTCAGCCCTACGCTTAGATTGTTCTAGGTATAACTTACCCTCGTCTAAGTCTATGTTTTTCCACACTAAAGTACGCATGTCTCCAATCCTCTGACACCATTCGTATGCCATCTGTACAATTAATCCGACACTCCTAGTGTCAAAGGAACTGTACGCCTCATCAAGAAAAGATATAACATTGGCTTTTGTCCAGACAACTTTACGTTGTGCAGGTTTCTTTCGTTTAATATTAGACCAAGGATTTCTCGTAGCATGTTCCATGTCCATAGCATAGTTGTATACCTTAGACATACAGGTACATACATGATTAGCAAAACTAACACCACGTTCAACCCATTCCTCGTAGGTTTGCTTGGCAAACTTGGGCGAGATAAGGGCATACTTCTTGTTACCTAGTGACATATTTGCAACAGTTAAGAAATATCTATAGTCTTCTTTAGAAGTATCTCTTAACATTTTAAAATCATTGGACTGATAGTAGTAATCAATCAGTTGTTTAACTGTACTACTACCACTAAGCCGTACAACTTTAGCCTGTTCCTCTCGCCAATCATCTATTTTTTGATTGTCCTCCCGGACAAGCTTGCGTACCTGACGTAGGTCAGAACCAAACTGTCTGCGAGTGACAACTCCTGCATCAACAAGGGCTTGTGGTGGGTTGAATCGGTACTCAACCACACCACTTCCTAGTGTCCTAGCCTGTGTGTATCTAGGTAGTTTCATTAGGCAGCCACCAGTTCTTTGAACTGTGGTGTAGCTATCCACTTGTTGACCTCAAGCTCTCTGTTAAGCATGGTCACGTTCTTGGTATCACCCTTGGTGTCCTTGACTGCGAATCCATTTCGTTCATCACCGTAGGTAGAGTAGTTGGTAAAGGCAGAGTATAGTGCAAAGGCATTTGGACCACGCACACTTGCCTCCTGTGAGTACAAAGCGAACATCTTCTTAGCCTTGGTTTCAGACATAATCTTCTCAAGCAATGCTTTGACATCAGCATACTTAGTAAGTGTGTCAGCCATGACCTGTAGTTTACGTGTCTGTTGAAAGAAATCTCGTTCTGCTCGTTGCAGTTTGTAAACAAACCCTGCGTTGGTATAGTTAGACGAGTGCCTACTCTGCACCTTGTCATGCTCACCGTTTATCTGCCCATTAAAACAAAACTGATCTATCGTACCCAAGAAACAGTTGGCAGATGTCAAGCTATCTATAGATGTAAAGGCAATCCATCTAGGATTAATAACTGTCTCCATTGTAGGAGTAGTAATACGTTCAATCCTACGAGGTAAGGTCACATCCATACAGGCGAACCCACCTCTACGCCCTGTTCGCCAGTTAAACTGAGCACCTTCCAACTCATCAGGTTCTAGTATGTCGGTCATTGTAGACCACACTCCATTGAAAAATTCACCATATGGTGCGACTGGTCTGCCAGTACCCACATAATCTACTGCTTCGCCTGTGTCTAGTCTCCTGACTAGCTTTTTGTGAGGTACTTCAGTGGGTTCTACTGATATGTTAAAGTCAATATCCTCTGGAATATCTAATTGGTTTGTGAAATCTAATGGCATATGTTGCCTCCTTTTCTGTTATGTTTCAACTGATACTTAGTTATACTATATAATGTACGTGGGGTCAAGCACATTCTTTTACCCAATCTAATTTATTGCTTTTCTCTAGGTTATCTTTTGCCCACAGGGGTTGCAGGTTTGTGTAGTGAAAACATTTCTTCTGTTCTTCTTCTTTTGTTAAGTCAAAAGAACTGCAAGGAATTATGTGGTCTATATGCCAACCGTTCTTGGACCAATTATCCCATGTCATGCCCTCTTTAAACTTACTTTCTAAATACTGCTTTAGTTTTTTTATACTACAACCAACAAGGACGAGAGAACTTTCTTTTTTTGTAGATAAATGTTCTCTTAATTCTTTGTAAAATCTATTGCGTAAATTAATTGTTAATTTAAAATCAGGGTCAGCATGATACCTATTATGAGTATATTTTTTATTCTTTTCTAAACTTCTCTCCTTATTTTTTTCGTACCAAATTCTGACTTTATTTTTTATTTTTTCTTTATTATCTATGTAATAATTCTTATGATATTCAGTGACTTTTTCTCTATTATTTTCTCTATATTTTTTCTGTTGCTCGATTATTTTTTCTTTATTATTTTTAAAATAGATTCTATGACTTTCTTTTAATTTTTCTTTATTATTTTCATAATAGATTTTTTTAGTTTCTTTTACTTTTTCTTTATTATTTTCATAATATTTTTTTACAGTCTCTAACCTTTTCTCTCTATTTTTTTCGTACCAAATTCTAGCATCGTTTTTTGATTTTTCTTTATTATTTTCATAATAGGTTTTAGTTGGCATCTTATTTCTCCCATCTATAAAATATGTGGTTGTCTATTCTTGCAGTACGTGTCTTTGTCACAGCCCAATCAGGATAGACATTAACTGCGTGGTAATGTGTCGCACCATCTAACATGTCAACGGTCTTACCGTCAAGCACACTAATCGCTACCATCATGGACTTAGCCCAAGCCTTGTGATCTGTTGGATAGTCCTTCAGACCGTCACAGAACCATGAGAACTGGCACTTGTGTCTTACAGGTAGGTCACTACCTGAATGTCTTACTCCCTGTGTAACGACATTACACACGCTGTCAGGGTATCTGCTATCATTTACCCTATTGATTACGACCTGTGCCACAGCTATCTGACCTGCCGTAGATTGTGACCTAGCTTCCCAATAGATGTTCATAGCTAGGCATACGAGTGCTGTTGTAAACATGTCACCATACCTTTCTCATTATTCGTTTCTTTAAATCTGCCCATTGACTATTCGTAATCATGTGCATCATACACAGTACAAGCCAACCCTGAGACACATCTTTGTGTAGATAGTCCATGACTTCCTTGTTGTCAGGGTTGTTAAGTTCCTTTTGTACGTACTCTAAATCCATTATCACCTCAATAGGGCAGGGAAAGTAAAGCTACTCAGCCCTGCTATGTTTAAAAAATATTCTACTGTGGCAATGCCTAACACAAGTGCCACACAGATTTGTAGGGTTAAGGTGTCATTCATTTTTTAATTTTCTTATGTATATTTTATCTATTTCTTCGTCTACTACAAAGCCATTGTTTTCTAATACGTCAAGTATTTCTTCCCATAAAGGGTTTTCAAAAATGCAATCTTCATATACACAACGGTTATCAATAACAAGACTCATTCTATTTCTCCCTTTTTTCAACTACTTTAAATTCTAAATTTTTAATATTACGCATACCTTTACTTGCTTCTTTGTATGCCTTGACTTGTTCTTCGTTGTCACACAGTCTAACTAGAGGCATCACACCCTTTGTTAAATCACGCATAGACTCTAACTCTTTCTTGTACCATCTGTAATCAAACGCCATCTTTATACATTCCTTTCAACGAGTTTAGTTTGTTTTCTAGTAGTGTTATAGCTGACGCTATGCCATACGTTTGTTCAGCTACCCAAGCATTATGTCTTACGTCAGGCTTCTCATCTATGTACACTCTTAGATGAGTACACGCATCAGGTGGAGCACCATGAGACCAATAGGTATCAGGGTACTTCTTCTTATCTAGGTATTGCCCTTTCACCCTGATGTTGTATCGTTCTCTGTTAAGATACTGACGCAACTGTTTGACAAAGGCTTTGCCTTCTTCGTCATTCGGTATCTCACAAAATTGATAGCGTGAGTTCTTCTTGTAGTGACTATACTTTTCTTGATTAGTTTTCTTATCCATACATTCCTCGCAATTCTTTTTTTAGTTTGTCTCCTGTTATCTTACGATAGGCTTCAATTAATAAGGCTATATCTTCCTGTTGCTTAACAGTCAAGCCTGTTACTTTAAGCCAACCACCTTCCCATGCTCTGTCTATTCCCACATCTATTTTCATATCTCCATTCCTTCCATGATATGTTGTATTACATCTACTGTCCACCCATTGCCTAACATCTTGTAGCGTTGGCTGTTGCTAATAGGTTTGAATGCACCACCCTCTTCAAACAGACCGTAGCTAGTGTAGTAGTCTGGTACAGTCTGCAATCTCTCACACTCCTTCGGAGTCAATGCTCTCCAATACATATCCTCATGGTTGACCACCACGTTATCCTTTGTAAGGGTAGTAAGTGTACCTGTTTTCTCATCTGCCCTAGTCTCTATACGAGCTTTGGCTTTGATGTCAGGGTTGTAGTCATCACGCTTGCCTGTCTCAGGATTAATCTTACGCTTGATGATTGAACCACAGACTATCTTAGGTTCTCTGTGTTCACCCTGCATGGTGGTCAAGGCAGGTGCTTTACCTGATGTAGAGTACACACGCTTGATGATGTCATAACCTTTGAGGTCAGCTTCACCTACCTGATGACAACCCTTCAAGAGATACTTGTGGTCTACACCATCTACTCTAGTAGTATTCATCTTGTCATCAAAGACTAACTGCCTTCTGGCTTTCTCGTAGTACATCTTCATAGAACCACCCTTGAAGTAGTTGGCATCGACACAGTAGGACTTGTCTCTGTCCACCATACCGTCCTCTATAATGTCGGACAATACTATGCCCTTGTCCTTGTAGGGTGCAATAGGAATGTTAGTCCAATACAATCGCTTACGGTGGTGAGCAGAGAAATCTTGGCTATTAATTAAGACAGGCTCGACACCTAACTCAGCAGAGATTCTATCTTGATGCTCCTGTTTCATAGGTACATTCTCAAACAGGAAGTACTTAGGCTTGAGGTCACGCAAGGCATCAAAGATAAGTGTAGACAAGTCACGCTCATCATTGTCACCTTTGCCCTGACCTGCCACACTATAAGGCTGACAAGGAAAGCCACCCATCAACAGGAATACGTCCTTGCCTACAAGCTCTGTGTAGTTCCTAGCGTCACCATGACGTATAGCTTCTGGATAATTCATACGACTGACAGCTTCAGCGTACTTGTCAATCTCAAAGGCATGATACTCTACCTCATTGTCCATCAGACCTAGCCTGTCGAGTGCTATCGCACCACAAGACATGCCATCGCATAGACTAGCTACAATTTTCTTCGGCATAAATTTTCCTTCCCATATCTAAAATGTGTTGTTCTAAGTCCTTTAATAAAGTGGACATAACTTCGTTATCTTTATGTATCTTTTGCCTCACAATGAACGCTCTGATACTAAAGGCATCAAACATACTTAGTTCTTTGACATTAGCTTGTACCTGATCCCAGTTGCGTAGTGTCATTGTAATGTCCTACAGTCATGTACATAAGCATACTGCTCACCAAGTTCTTCAAGCATTTGAAACTCTTTTATACTGTCGAACTCTATGTTCGGTGGTACAGTATGGTGTGAACATTCTTCGTAGGCATACTGCAAGGCAAAGTCGATAGCCGTTTTCCAATCGGGTCTATCGTGCCACTTTCTTAATCTGTCCTCGTCAATGACCTGTCGTGTCAGGACACCATTAACTTTGAGAAATACTTCGTATCTTTTATTCATATCATTTCTCCTTCGGAGGTTTAGGTTTAGGTAACATCTCGTCATGTGGATCATCTTTAGGGTGAATGTCCTCATCATCAGACATGATTTCCCCTGTTCTCATGTCTATGTATACATCATCATAGTCATCTATGTCGGGCACATAGTCCTTCTTCTTGTTAGGGATTACCTGTGGGCTACGTCTTAGACTAAGCATAGCTCTGGCAATCGGATTCACTCGTTTAATTCGCATTGGACTTCTCCTCTGGTTTCTATCCATACCTTTGCACCACAGGACAAAGGCTTCTCTGGTCTGTAGACCAACTCCATTTCTCCAAGCACCTTGACTCTATGGGCATAGGTATTACTCTTGCCCTGCTTCACAGTAAACACAGGGTCACACTTGCCATGCTTTGCATTGGCTTTGATAACGTGTTGGTTGACATGGATTCTTGTAAGCATTGGCTTACTCCTTTCAGGTAAGTGTCCGACATCGGACAGTGAATTTTTCATTGCTGTCATGTACCAATCAACATCTGCTTTTTCTTTAGCAGATAATCGGTGATAGTTAGGAATTATATTCATATTCTACTCCATAATAATTCCACCATGCTTCTTCTGTAATTCCTTCTTCTTTAGCGTACAACTCTGCATTGACTGCACACCCTTGACATAGGGTTTCATAATCTTGCCATAATAAAGGAGTCTCACAACTCTTACAATATTCTTCATCCATATCAGTCTCCTATTCCTATAGTTATACATGATTCCACCATAAATAAAAGTGTAAAATTAGTATACCTATAAATAAAATATTTACAGTTCTCTGGTTCATTTTACTTGCACCGACAGTTTATCTAACAGACTTTCAAGACTGTGCTTGTTTGCTTGGTATAATATACCAATGCCACCTTTGCCTCGCCACTTATCTATATTAGATGGCTTGTCATCGACAAGTATGTTCGGACTACCGTCAATTTCATTGACTGCATAGTTCTCTTTCCTGCCTGTAATAACAAAGTTATGAGGCATTGGCATGAAGTCATGCTTCTCTAACCATCTGCGTTTCCAATAGGCAGAGTTATCTCTGTCACCTCGTAATGGACTTGAGCATATACCCCACTCCCAACCTTCGTATTCTGCGGTCAGCCTTCGGACATAGTCTACGAGTGACGCAGAACTTTCAAAAGGCTTTAGCATAAAAAAGAAATTTGTATTTCTTAACTCTCGCAAGGCTTCATTAATACGAGGTATCTGTTTCCAATGTGAAACATTGAAACGTGCAGGTAGTCCTGTGACTCCAAAGAAGTCAGCTATTACACCGTCCATATCAACATAGAGTTTATTTCCATATAAGTTTGTCATGCTACGTTCCTTTGCTTTAGTGCTTTGACATCACGCCTGTCCTGCCTACGCTTACGCTTCCAATCATCACGCTTTGGTGTAGGCTTGTCGGACTTAGGCTTGGTTTTATTTTTAATAAAGTTCCTCATGCTACATACTTCTTTCCATTCCCATGTGCAGGAATTAATATTGATTTTGCGTTTACTCTACTGCCACCACAAAGTTTACAACTTTGACACGTGGTACGTCTACCTGCTTCTTCTGATGCAGGACATAATATCTCTTTACCTTTTACTAAGGTATTAAGTGGTGCTACCCTAAAGGTACGCTCACCATTTGACCAAGCCGTTTGAGCTTGCTCAATAGTGTCAGCACTACGCATCATGTACTCAGGTACATACTGAGCATTTTGCTCCATTGCCTGATGCGAATAAGCCGTATTTGATTTGCATTTAGATAGCAAGCTATCCCATATATAACTTGGAACAACAGCAGGATCACCATACGTGCCTAGCCTAACGTCCTTGTCCTCACCTATGCTTGCTATGGTATTGTGTCCTAATGCTACAGGATAGTTACCTTTAACATAGGACTTGTAAACATTAGATGGACCTTGAAACAAGATCACATAACATGGACGTTCTTTGGCTTGTTTAGCCACAGGATCGTCAGGTACAGCTATACCTTTATGTGGACAGTTACCACATATACTAAAATCTTCACCCATCTTTGATGCTTCCATAGGATTCATATCACTACGCATGATGTACGTTTGTACCATGTTCCCTGTCTTACCATTGCTAGACTTTAGCAAAGCTACAACCATGATAGGTTTACCGTCAAGTAAACTAGCACCTTCGTATATTACGTAACCTGTAGGTTTTTTAGTCATGTTATTCTCCAATTAAAGTGTCCGACATCGGACTGTTTCAGTTTTTAGTTTTCACTAAAAAGGTACATACCTAACCATCTTTGCTGTCGCACTGAGCATCTTGTGACCTGTGCTTAGTCTGATTTCAGACTGTCCGTTGCAGTCTTTTCGACACAGTATCTACTGTCAACTCATATGGTTTTACTTATTTTAGCTAGGCTAAATATGTACCTCATTAGTAAAAACTATTTTAGTGACAGGGCTGTTAAGCCCTGCCATTTGTGTTGTTACCCTGCAAAGTGCCAGAGTTTACGAACAGAGTTCGTGTTACGCTTGGTCTCAAACCAAACTGTACGCTTCCAGAAGTGGAAGCCAACCATGCAATCGCTACGGTCAAAGAGTTTGAAACCTCTTGACTTGAACTGCCTCTTACGAGTGAGACCTTTTAATCCTAAAAGGTTAAAACGAAATCCCTTTGTACCGTCATTCAAAGGCTTGATTGCTATGCAAGTAAAAAAGTTCATGTAAGTTTCCTTTCGTTGTTGTTGTCCGACATCGGACAGTTTATGTATTATATTATATAAATACCTTTTTCCCAAAGGTCAAGGTATTTATATTTATAATACTATACCTTGTTTGCCCTAAATGCCACAAACAAATATCCAAATGTTCCCGATAGGAACAAGACGCAAGCAAATCCAAACAGGTAGACATCAGCCCAGTTGTACCCGAAGTCAGCTACCTGTGTACTTTCCATAGCGTTGACTAGATGGAAGCCTACTAAAAAGTAGGCACTAGATAATAGCAAGATTGCTATGTAAGAAATAAATTTCATTTATTTAAGCTCCGATTTAACTTTAGTTAATGCTTCTATCAGACTATCTAAGTCTGAAAAAGGGTGTATGTCCATGTCACCATCACCATGTATGAGTGCTACCTCAGACACATCCCACTCTGACTTTTTATCTTGACCATGTTGGGCAATAGATATTTGTTTTCCATTTTCTAAAGAAAATCTAATGTTGTTAAAATCCCATTCATTAATCATATTTAATCTCCGATTAATTGTGTCCGACATCGGACAGTTTCACTTTAAGTGAGATAGCTACATGCTATCCCACTCTTCAGGTGTAATACCTGTCATAATGAACTCTCGTTCATCAGCCGACAAGTTCGGCATGACATTCTGGATCAACGATCCACCCTGCCAAAGATCAATCTGATCTTGGCTTACGTCAATATCCATTGACGATGTGTTGCCAGAAAGCATAGATGTTTTAGTAATAAGCATATTAATCTCCGATTAATTGTGTCCGACATCGGACAGTTTCACTTTAAGTGAGTAGTTTAAAGACATACTCAGGTCTAGGATTATGTTTTCCCAATCGTGAGCAATAGCAATTCGCTTCTGCGTTGTGGTCATATGCCACCATGTAGCTATCATGCTCTGAAAAATCCCGTTAGGGTTGCGATTATGTTAAGAATTGAATGAGACAATCACCTCCTTTTTATATTATTTATATTTTAATACTTTCACAAAGTATTCAAGTATTAAAATAAAAATACTATAAAGTGTAGTATTTTAGTGACAGGGCTGTTAAGCCCTGCCGATGTGTGTAGTTCCTTAGGAAGGAACGTCATCAGTACCTGTTTTACTATCGGTTACGATAGTCTTACCGATTACCTCAAAACTACCTTTGGTAGTCTCTTTGGCTGTGGATGTAACCTCATCCATCAGAAGTTCAAGAACTTCGCTGAGACTGATGTTGCTACGGTTACAAGTAACCTTGATGGCTTCAACCACTTCCTTCGGAGTGGATAGTTGAGGTTTAGCTTTGCTAGACTTAGCTTCGCTAGACTTAGCTTCGGTAGATTGTCCGACATCGGACTGTTTACCTTCGGTAGTCTCAGCCTTCTCTGTTCGCTTCTTTGAAGCGTTTACAGCTTTCTGTAAAGCTGACAGATTGGTAAAGCCTTTCTTTGAGGCTTTGTTAAAGGCTGTAGCCTCGGCTTGGTTTTCATAAAACCATTTAGCCTCTGACATTCTCCTACGATCTACTGATCGTAAACCACAAGTGTTCTTATCAGTATTGCCAATGGCAATCTGATGAGCTAGGAAACCGAGCCTAGTCCAAACCCCTATAGGGTTTTTAGGATCAAATACCTCGACATTTTCAATGTCAGCAGTGAATGTTCCACATTCAGCTCTATGTCTCTTTCGTAAGAAAGAAGCTATGTTTCTACCTTCGGTAGCTAGAGAGTTAGGCTGTGTTGATTTTGAGTTTGCCATTGAATTTTCCTTTACTTTAATTGTGTATTTATAAGAGAACAATATATCTCTCATAAGTATATGAGATATATTTTCTCGTTAAATACTAATACAATTAAAGGTAAGTTTGAGGTCGGTTTGCTTCCTCTGCCTGTGCCGTTCCACGCAGGACTGCAAGAAGCACAGCTTCTGAAGTTCGTGTGCAGAACTTGTGCAGGTGATGCGAGGCTTTCGGTTTGTCCGATGTCGGTCAGTTTATCTCGTAAGAGATAGGGGGTGCATCAACAGAAACATTGAACCGATATGGTGAAATCACTCCTTCTGTACAACTTTGTTGTAGCAACTGATGTGATAACAGTTTACTCTAAAGAGTAAGTTGTTGATATATTGAGTGTTTTAGTCGGTCTGGTTTCTCACGGACTGCACGAAGCCTTCACACGCTGTCTAGACCCGGACCTTAGGTGCATTATGCGAGCATATGCAAGGGGGTGGGCGAGAGCCACTGGGGGTAGGCAGGTATACGTATACACAAATCTACACAGATCAGGTATTTTCACTGTTAACCACTACAGAAACCTACACACACGCTACTATATAGTATCATAAATAACACACTTATAAATAAAATGTATATACGCATTGACGCACCCACAAATACGTGGTATAATTATGTATAACTAGCTTTCTAAGACACACTTACAGTGATACAAATAAACTGTTTAATACCTAAAATAAAAAAACCACTGTAAATGCTACACTATAAGTGTACAATTTCTAAGATTTCACTATAAGTGACTAGAACTTAGTTATAAAATCCGTACAAATAACAAAAAGTTCTTGACAATGACTAAGAAATCCGTAAAACTATACACAGACAATGTTATTGAGGCTTTCTACGAAGCTGTACTTAACAATAGTCTGGACAGACTTCATATTCCCCACAGTGATGTATTCTATGTACGCAAAGCAGTAGAGGCTCACTATGGAAGACCATTTACTTTAGAGCATGTAGAACGTGCTATGAAGTTAGAGGGGTGGATAGAAGGTGAAAGAGATATAAGACCACACCCAACGAAGTCGAATTAGCACATACACATAAAGTAAATTGGTAAAGGAAACACAATGGCAAGTAAAAAACAATCTAAAATGCCTGTAAGAAAAAATTATAAATCTGACAAGGCTTTTGAAAATGCAATGCTTAAATATATGATTAAACTTGAACCAGAAATGTTTGGTTTTAAAGTTACTCAACGAGAGCAAATGAATAAAGGCGGTATGATGAAAAAGAAAGGTTATGCTAAAGGTGGCACTGTATCTAAAAATCAACCAATGACTATGGATTGGTTTCGTAAAACAATCGGAACTGCTGAAGGAAGAAGATTAATAGGTTCAGGTGGAGGAACAGGAAGTTCCAATAGCCCATCAATGATTTTAAAAAAATTAATGGAAAAAAATACTCCTACTTTTAAAATTGATATGTCTTCTAAAAAGAAAATGATTGAAAAAATAAAAGAGATGCAGGGCAAAAAAACAGCTAAAGCAGCTAAAGGTGGCATGATGAAGAAGAAAGGCTATGCCAAGGGTGGAGCTATGAAGAAGAAGAAGGGTTATGCTATGGGTGGTATGATGCCCACACAGGAACGTAAGATTAACCCCACTACAGGCATGACCATGAAAAAAGGTGGTATGATTGATATGCGTAAATCGGGCATGTTTTCTAAAGGTGGTGTGATAAAAAGATCACGTAAAAGATAATGGCAAATGTTCTTAGTACCTCACGTTATAAAAATGTCAAGCTTGACCTGACAACAGCGACAGCCACTACATTATACACTTGCCCATCACTAACAACTACCTTTGTGTCCTCTATCCTTGTATCGGAGGACAGTGGCAATGCCGACACAATAACCCTAACCATTACAAATGGCAGCAGTGTCTTCAGCGTGTATAAGGACAAGGCTGTGTCCTCTAAGGGTACTATAGACTTAATAAGCAATGACCTGATACTTGTATCTGGGGATATACTCAAGGTCAAGGCAGGTACAGCCAACAGACTGCATGTAATAGTGTCCTTGGTTGAAGTACCCAAATCAACAACGACATAACAACTAGGATAAAGTAAATGGCAGGTATGAAAGGTCACACTATTAAAGGCGGTCACAAGCGTCCTACTAAAAAGGGTGCAGGTATGACCGCTAAAGGTGTGGCTAAATATCGTAGAGATAATCCGGGGTCTAAATTAAAAACAGCCGTGACTGAAAAGAAGCCTACAGGCTCAAGAGCTAAACGAAGAAAGTCTTACTGTGCGAGGAGTGCAGGACAAATGAAAAAGTTTCCTAAAGCAGCTAAAGACCCTAATAGTAGGCTGCGTCAAGCTAGAAGAAGATGGAGATGTTAAATGGCATTAAGAAAACCACCTAATAAAGGAGCAGCAGCGTTACCTAAAACAGTACGTAATAAAATGGGATTTTATAAAAGGGGAGGCAGTGTACCTAAAAACAAAGCTTTATATTCCAGAGTTAAATCTGAAGCAAAGAAAAAGTTTAAGGTATATCCATCTGCCTATGCTAATGCGTGGCTTGTACGTACATACAAGAAACGTGGTGGAACATATGGCTAAAACAGGATTAAAGAAATGGTTTGCTGAAGATTGGCGTGACGTTAAGACAGGCAAAAAATGTGGCAGATCAGGTAAAGAAAAAAAGACAAGACCTTATCCTGCCTGTAGACCTAAAGCTGTGGCAAGTAGAATTACTAAAAAGGAAGCTGCAAAAAAGACAGGACCAAAGATGGTTAAATGGTCTGTAACTGCATCGGGAAGAAAAAGAAAAAATGCCAAGAAAAAAGCCTGACCCTAGAAAAGGAACTGGTAAAAAACCTAAAGGTAGTGGCAGAAGGTTGTATACAGACGAGAATCCAAAAGATACAGTTAGTATAAAGTTTGCTACTCCTGCAGATGCAAGGGCTACAATAGCCAAGGTTAAAAGAATAAGTAAACCATACGCTAGGAAGATTCAAATCTTGACAGTGATGGAACAACGTGCTAAAGTAATGGGCAAGACTGAAGTTGTAAGACTTTCAAAGCAAGCAAAACTCCAGTTGAAAAAACAAAAGGAGAAGTAATGCCCTACTTACAAAGCAATGTACCCTACTTCAAAGCGTGGGTACGAAGAGAGTATACGTGTAACCATGAACAGTATCATGGAGAGTTTTTACACTGCATGGTAATAGCAGTAACGAGTATGCCGAATAGATGTTTGAGTTTTCAGGTTATATTCACAGGATGTGAATCAGACCATACAGATGAACCAAACATACACGGTGGAGCAATGTGGGCAAGACTGCCCATTACGGCATTGGTAGGAGACACACCAGTAAAAAAATGGGCAAAAGAACTGCCAGTATATGCAGCACAGCCTTGGGATTGCATGTCACATTATCATTCAGTATATGTGTTGGACAGAGCAACTCCTGCACCTTGGATTGCAAAGGTTGATGGAGAGTTCTACCCTGCTAAATATTATTTTACTGTGGACTACACAGGCAGTGAGATAGCCGATGACCCTGCACAGCACAAACAAAGTCATGTGCTAGAGTTAATGGATGCAGGTAAATACACAGGTAACATTGTAGCGTTACCTAATAACAGAGTAAGAGTAACACACCCTGCATGGTTTGAGACAGGGGAAGGAGCACCAGATTTTAAACCAAATCAACATGTGTTCCATTCTAAATTAGATACAGAGTATGTTTGGGATACTCAACGTGTATTTAATAATTTATATAGTAAGGGAAAATAGTAATGGGTAAAGGAAAGAAGCCTGTAACCAAAAGTGAAATTTTAAAAAAAAATAAAAGAAGACCTATACAATATAGATCGGCATTTAGAAAACAACCCAAATTAGGTTCAGGCAAAAGGTTTTTTAAAAAATGATTACACCCGAAGGTTTATCAGCGTGGAGAATTATACCACGACTGCTTATACTAAGCTATATGATTGTATTTTACCAGACATGTAACTGGTTTATGTCCTTACCAGACCCTAACAATGCACAGGCAGGATTTGTGTCTGTCGTTGTGGGAGCAGGTGCAGCATGGTTTGGTTTATACGTAAATGGTAATAGAGCCTCTATACAGGTTCAATCTAAGATGGAGACTAGAGAAAATGCGTAAAAAAATAGTTAAAGCACATCAAGGCATGGCTCACGTACCAAAGCCTAGTGGTCAACAAGCACCGTCTAAAGCTAAAGGTACAGCAGGTACAACACCTAGACGTAGACGTATGATTGGTTTGCCACAAAGATTTAGAGGTGCAGTAAAAGAACTTTTAAGTGGTAGACGTAGAGAACCTACGCCTCCATCCTATGTTTCTACACCAATGAAACCGTCAGATGGACAATCTGCTAAACCCTCTAGAGGTAGACGTATGATTGGTTTGCCACAAAAATTTAAAGGTGGTAG